GCATTGTTGACAGTGGCGTTAACTGAAACAGACTGGATGGGAAGATAGTCTGGGTTGCGGTCATGTGTAGACCATGGTGCTGCATTGGCATTGACATTCATCTGGTAATTAGCAAGGGGGCCGCAAGGCAACATCCTGTAATTAGACTGGTAAGGGATGTTAGCAGAGACCACATCCACCTCACGAAAATTAGTCATAGCAGATCCAGATTGTCCGACATTATAACTAACGGGAGTGACCTTACGCACATAGTTCTCCCTCTGAACGACCGCATCAACCACGGCAGTTTGGGTGACATCACCCGTCGAGCTAATGCGCCAAACAATTGGGCATTTCCAATCCAAGACGTTTGGCGCCCCGGAAATGTAAGTACTCTTAGCGCGATTAGCCTTAGAAATACTAAGATCAGTCAAAACTCCAGAGCGGGCAGCATCCTCATTTGCCCTGACATGGTAGGTCGAAGACCCACGCCAACCCATGTAAGACGGATATAAATAAGCCGTCATAGTTGGGATGCCAATGTTAATACCTGGAACAACCGTCGCCGAGGGAGCGGCACCATAAACCGCAGCCGTGGAACCATCCTTATACATGGTGCCATAACCATCGTACGAAAACAACGCCGGAAGGGTGCCAGTAGTATAAGGCAACATAGGCAACAACAAGGAAGACGTAAATGCGTTAAAGGAAGCTGGTGATGGCGTAGTGCCCCAAGTTATTGTCGGTATCCACCTATCACCAACAGTGAAGGGAAGTTGGGACCTACTCGGGAACGTCGTGAAGCGACCGTTGTAATTAGCGCGATGCATGAGGGTTCGGACAGATCTAACCAACTCACCCGTGTAAATCACGTGCTTAGTGGGTATGCTAACTACGTTGGGGGCCTTAGCATAGACCTCCTGCTGTGGCTCAGCCGCTAACGTGTCATCAGGACCCTGCAAGCGGTAACTGGACACCGGCTCCCCTATCTCCCTAGGGGTAAAGTATTCCACATTAGAACAGTCAATGGAGCACATAAGCTTCACAGGGGCCGTGATAGAAGACGACATGAGGGTGTTCAAGACAGATATGGTGATAGTGCCATTGTACATAGCATCCAAGTAACCAAAATTCTGCGGCAACAACAGTGAGTCTTCAGAGTTAATAAAGTACCCCGCCTTGAACGCCGACGAGGAAAGGCTAGTTATAGCGCGAAGACCGCCAGTTCTAAGCATGGCATTAGCCGACATCCATGGAACCTCAAACTCCAGAGTGGGACACTCCGAAATATCCCAAATCTTGGAAATGAC